GAATACTTCCGGCGACTACACTGTTGGTCACGGAATGGGTCAAGCCCCGGATATGCTTATTCAGAAAGGGCTTGGAACACAAGGTTGGTTGGTCTGGACCGCTGACCTTGGAGTGGACGGATACCTAGGACTTCACAGCAACGCCGCCGTCGCCAATCCCGCTGGCGATCCCTGGTCAGATACAAGTCCAACGTCCAGCGTATTCACGATTGCAGGAACCACTTGGTATGGCGGCTCTTCGTTCGACATTGTTACTTACGCCTTCGCCCGCACCCCCGGCTTGATAGGAATTGGCTCCTATACCGGCAACGGCTCGGCTGATGGCCCTTACGTTGTCGTTGATGATGGCGGGTCTGGGTTCCGTCCGGCTTGGGTTATGATTAAGCGCACCGATAGCACTGGGTATTGGGACATTCACGACAATGCCCGCAATCCTTATAACGTAGTTGATAAGAGATTACATGCCAATGCAGCAGATACTGAGGCAACGGCAGGTACTACGGCTATCGATTTTGTAGCTAATGGGTTCAAAATACGAACTGGCTCTGTTGCTAACATTAACGTCAGCGGCGGAACTTACATCTACCTCGCCTTCGCTGAGTACCCATTCGGCGGCGAGGGCATCTCACAGGCGAGGGCAAGGTAATGGCTACAAAAGTCAGCAACGAAAAGAGTTACCACAAAGTCATTAAACGACGGACTAAACCAACAGGACTAAAGCATAGAAAAAAGCTTGGTCCTAAATCTAATATGAGAGTACGGTAAATTGGAAGGCTCAATTGACATTGGATTGGTTGTCACAATCGGTGGTATTATTTTTAGTGTTGCTGGAGCAGCGGCTGTAGCGCAATCACAAATTAAAAATATTGTGGAAATGCTGCATGATTTAGAAGCTAGATATCGGACATTTGATCAACGACTTGATAAAGGTCATACTCAAATTGAAACGCAAGCACAAAAGCTTGGAGTGCTTGCCAAGATGATGGACCCTTCTAATGAAGCAGCAAGGCACAGAGAAATGTCTAATATTATTACACGTATTGACAGGGCTGAAAACGATATTTCAAAATTAATTACCATGCACAACGGCAAACATCCTAAAATAGAATAAGTATGAAAGAAAAAATAGTAATTGATGGAGCCATTGCAACACCAGCATTAACAATGCCGTGGTGGTTACATATTTTTGAAGAATGGGCACAATTTGGTATAACAGTAGTAACATTTATTCTTGTTTGTAGCCGTTTGTATGTTTTATACAAAGATCATAAGGAGAAATAACATGCCTAAAGTTGCAGGAAAACATTATCCATATACAAAAGCTGGTTATGCAGCAGCTAAAAAAGCTAAAAAATCTCAAAAGAAAAAAGTTAAAAAGAAATGACTATAAAGTATAGGGGTGAAACTTTTTCGGGATATAATAAACCTAAACGTACACCCGGAAAATCTAAAAAATTTGCTGTGTTAGCAAAAGATGGCAATGATATTCGATTAATCCGTTTTGGTGATCCAAATATGAAAATTAAAAAAGATCAACCGGCACGAAGAAAAAGTTTTAGGGCTAGACACAAATGTGATACAAATCCACCTGATAAACTTTCAGCCCGATACTGGAGTTGTAAAAAATGGTAAAAGAAAAAGGTGTGTAAGTAATGCCTAAGCTGACTCTCCTTGACATGACACAGCGTATTCTCAGTTCTATGGATGCTGATGGTGTCAACTCGTATGATGATACAATTGAATCTGAACAAGTTGCCTGGATCATTAGGGATACCTATTATGATCTGATCAATAATATAGAGATTCCTGAACATCGTAAGCTTATTACTCTGACAGCCCTTGGTGACTCTTCTACTCCCACACATATGTTGGTACCTGATGGGGTGCGTAGGATTGAGGAAGTCAGGTATAATACTGTGGCATTAGGGGGGACAGCAAAAGATTACAACGTCATCAGCTGGGTTGAGCCTGAGGAGTTTCTGACCAGGGTTCTTTCCAGGGACTCTGATCTAAGTACTGTCTCAGTTGTATCTATTGATGGAGGGGAAGTCCTGATAAGGAGTGACAAAGCTCCTGACTTTTACACTTCCTTTGATGACCAGTATTTGATTTTTGATTCCTACGATAGTGATGTGGACAGCACATTACAGTCAAGTAAATTCATGGTGTGGGGTATTGAAGAGCCGACATTCACCATGTCTAATACGTTTACTCCCGACCTTGACGTAAACCTGTTCCCATTGTTGTTGAACGAAGCGAAGTCTGTGGCACATGTAGAATTGAACCAGAGGGCCAACCCGAAGGCAGAACAAGTGTCACTCAGACAGAAGATACGTTGGCAATCAGATAGACACAATGTATCGGAATCTAAAAGCAACACATACGGAAGGGTAGATTATGGTAGAGCGAGTCGTCGAAGGTCTTAATTGGAAAACGCAGAACAAGCAACTGATTGTTGTCAATAAGGACCCATATGGGTTTATGCATTTTCAGTTTAAAGAGGGTGGGGCCATCCCCAAGGAATTGAGTGGGGCCTACACCAATATGAAGGATGTGGTGAAAGACGGGGATAAGTATATCAAAGCCCACCCACGTACTCATAATGCGGATAACGAACGACCAGTACCTAAGACTAAGAAACCAACTGCCAAAGCCTTGGTTAAAGCTGAACAGATTAAAGAAGGTCTTAAAGGCGAGGGTTAAATGCCTAAGAACGACAGCCTAAAGGTTTATAATACGTTTGTCGGTGGTCTTGTTACCGAGTCCACCCCTTTGACGTTTCCTGAGAATGCTGTCCAAGACGCCCTTAATTGTATCTTTGATAAGAAGGGTGACATCAGGCGTCGGCTAGGGGTTAACTACGAAGCAAGTGCCACATCAACATCTAAATCCATCGCAGAAAGCACATGGCAAACTCAGGCTGTGGGGTCTTTTGAGTGGAAGGAAGTGGCCGGTGATGGTAATAGGCACTTCTTGGTGGTGCAAGTTGACACCACTTTGTACTACTTCGATATCAACAGCCAACCTGTGTCGGGTAATCTGAAGGCATTCACAACTGATCTATCTAGTTTTGCTGCCCCTGCTGCCACTGATATTGGTTCTGAGCTTGTTGATGTCTCGTACGGGAAGGGGTATCTGTTTGTTGCAAGTAAAAAGATCAAACCTTTTTATGTCACGTACAATCCTGGTGGAGACAGTATCACCAATACAGAGATTGCTATCGAGATCAGGGACTTCGATGGTGTTAGCGATAGTCTTGATATTGACGAAGAGCCTTCGTCTCTGTCTACGGAACACTCTTATAACCTCAAGAACCAAGGTTGGGTGTCTCCGGGTGGTTCTGTTGCTGATCCGGTTACTACTTACTACACTTCACAAAGTAAATACCCCGGAAACAACAAACAGTGGTGGGTAGCCAAGTACGCCAGCGATAACTTTGATCCTGCTGAACTGACAAAAATCTTTTTCGGTAACACCAGGGCGCCAAGGGGACACTATATCCTCGATCCCTTTAATAAAGACAGGGACACAGTTTCAGGTTTGAGTGGTATCACCACAGAAACAACCACAACTCGTCCTCAGGCCACTGCATTCTACGCAGGAAGGGCATGGTTTGGTGGCCCACCTGAGGAAACGATCTCTGGTCATATTTTCTTCTCCCAAATTATTGAAGATGAGGCCAACATCCCTAGGTGTTATCAAGAAGCTGACCCTACTTCGGAAGAGATCAGCGACTTGGTGGATACTGATGGTGGGGTTATTGTTATTCCTGAAGCCGGTAACATTGTATCTCTTAGGGTGACAGGTGAATCTCTCCTTGTCTTTGCAGATAATGGGTTGTGGGAAGTCAGTGGAAGTGCTGGAACAGGGTTTACACCAACTGACTATAGTGTTTCCAAGGTAAGTTCTGTTGGTATCGTGGGTAAACGTACCATTGTTGATGTTGAAGGTACCCCAATCTGGTGGAGTGATCGTGGTATCTACTCCATCGGACGTAATCAGGTCACTGACCGTATCGAAGCCCAGTCCCTGACAGAGAAGACTATCCAAACTTACTACGACGAGGACATCCCTTCTGCTTCGAAGGTCTACTCTCAAGGTTCTTATGACTCTGTGACAGGCAGGATCATCTGGGGTTGGAATGCAAACGGGAATGATACCAACTACAGGTATAAGTTTGACAGGGCTTTGATCTTTGACACCAACATTGGTGGATTCTACCCATGGGCCTTTGGTGAATTGGACAGTAACTCCCCTTACATCTTCGGCATTTTCACTCTCCCTTCTATCTCTAGGGTTACTGAGACAGATACAGTGATTGAAGCTGCAACAGGTGAGACAGTGATTGAAGCTGCAACAGGGGAAACCTTGGTTGCAGATGTGGAGGTTATTCGGGGTGGGCAAACCACAACTATATTTATTGTGGCAGAACCAGGTGTGGCTGTATCTGAGATGACATTTGCCCAGTTGAATGACGACAGCTTCGTTGATTGGCAAGCCAATGATGGGACTGGGAAGAACTACTCCAGTTATTTCGAAACAGGATACCTCCTAGAAGGCAATGTGGTGACCCGTAGACAGGCACCTCATGTGTTGGTGTACTCCAAGCGCACAGAAACAGGATACGCACTGAATGAGGCAGAATACGTCCTACAGAACCCATCCAGTTGCTACATGCAAGCACGGTGGGACTGGGCAGATAACAGTAACTCTTCCAAATGGGGGCGTAGGCAACAGGTATATCGTATTCTGAAGGACTATGACAACACCCCAACCTCCTTGGACTTTGATAATGGTTTCCCTGTGACTGTGACACGTAATAAAGTACGTGGGAGTGGGAGGGCATTGCACCTTTACTTCGATTCTGAGGATGGGAAGGACTTTGATATTTATGGTTGGGCTGTTCACTTCAGTGATAATGCGGGGATGTAAGAATGTTTGGTAGTATCCTTGGTGTCATTGGCCTTGGTCTTGGTATTGTTGGTGCAGTAGGAGGTTTTCTGGCTGCAAACGATAGGTCTGATGCACTTGACAATCTTGCTGAACAACGTAATCGAGCTAATGAAATTGAGAAACAAAAGAACGCGACCAAAGCGAGGCGTGAACGTCTCCAACTTGTTCGTGAAGCAAGGATTAAACGCTCTGCTGCTGTGGCAAATGCCACTATCCAAGGCGCACAAGGCTCTGTTGTTGGTGGATTCGGTAGTATTATTAGCCAAGGTAACTCTGGTCTGCAATACATTAACCAGATGATGACAATGACTGATCAACAGAACATTTTCCTTAATAGAGCTTCACAGTTTGCACTACAGGCACGTAAAGCCGGTGAAAAGGCCAGCCTTTTTAGCGGTATTGGTAAGCTAGGTGGGACAATTTTCAGTCAACGTGAAGAAATAGCGAGTATCTTCTGATGATAGAACCTGAAGTTATCGATATCACAGAACAGAACGAGACGGAAAGCTTCATTGACTTGACCGAGGACACCCCACCTGTGCCTCTGTCTGATGCGGAGCTTACTGCTGCTATCTCCACCCTTGCTTTCAAAAATTTAACCCAAGCCCCTGATGACCAGCTTAAAAGCAAGCATGATATGTACCTCGATCTTGCTCTACAGAGGGAGGAGGATACGATCAGGGGTGAACTGGTTTCTTTAAAAACTGACAAACTGTTGGCGATGTCTGATGAGATGATCATCGCAGCATTGACACAGGAAGACAACCAAACTGTACAGGATATCATTGATCTACAGTTTGCTTTTGATCCTGAGGCTGAGAAGTTCACCATTGTTGAGGCAGCAGCAGCGGACCAGATCATTGCTGAAGGTGTCAAAGACCCTGACAGGGCAGTACACTCTATCCAAGATATGGAACTGGATACACAGTCGTTTGAGGATGTGGTACAGAACACTTTGACTGAGAAGATGTTGGTTGGTAAGGCTGTTAAGAAATACCTCAATAAATTAGGGTGGGACTGGAACACTATTGGTTCGGGGGCGCAGATGTTGATGCCTTTCGATCAGATCACCACATTCAGCCAGAAGATCGCCACCGCAGAAAACCCAATCCTCACTGGGAATGACATTGAAGAACAGATTGCCACGTTTAAGGCCATGTCTATTCCTGAGAAGGCGAAGACATTAAAAGCCCTTGAAGAGTTCTTTGACAAAGAAGAGGGTACAGCTACTTTAGGTGAGGTAGTTGAAGGTGCAGGAAATGATCTTGCTGCCCTTACCTACTTCAGTTACCTTAACGAGTTCACAGGTTTGGATTGGTTTGTGGAAAATTCAGTCCCCTTCCTAGACGGCACCATAGTCGGGACTTTTACAGCGAAACCCTTGATGAAGGGGTTACATCTGTTAGGGTTGGGCACTAAGATTGCTGAGGCACTTATGGCAGGGAAAGTTGCCACTATGGCTATCCTTGGAGGGAATCGTATCTCTGCTGTTGAACAGGTACATGGTGTCATCAACGGTGTACGGACAGGGGAGATTGCAGTTGACAGCAACACCGCTGCCAATGCTGCTGAACTTCTACTTGAAGGGCAACTGGCACCGATTTCTGAGACGATTACAGGTTCAGCTGGTATCTCAGGTAGGGTTGAAAAAGAGATTCAAAGGATTGAGAAGACAACACAAGATATCCTTGATACCCAACAGGTACGCTTCCTTGACCCGTCAGAGACTGAAGAGGTTCTAAGTCTCTACCGTGAACGTGTGATTGGTGAGCTATTTGATGCTGGCCTGTACCATAACGACATACTTCGTGTCGTTGGGGATGACTTCATTGAGCAAGGTATTGAGGGTACGAAGTATGTTTCCATATACGGAGACGCTTTTGGTTCAGGATTCACAAGCGAGAGGATTGCAAAAGAATATGCTGATACCATGAAGATGGATGGTGTCACAATTACATTGAAAGAAGTAGATGGTACTCACTTCATCCGATTGGAAAAAAGAGTTGATAACCCTGGTGGCTTCATCAAGACTTATGAAGGTATCGATGATGCAGCCCTGGGCCGTGCCGGTGGATGGCGTAGAGTCCTTGGTTCCCCTACCAACTTCATAGGGGACTTTGAAGCACGGGCAGCGCATCTTACATTGGCTACGCGTGAGAATGCAATGGTCCATGCCAAAGAGATGCTGAAGTATGTGAGCAAACTCACAGGGAAAGAGAAGTCTGACCTTGGTGAGGTGATGGAACTAGGTCGTAACAATAGTACATGGTTTACTGCCTCTGATCTGAAGAATAGGTTTTTCCTCAACGACAAACAGATTGTGGCTTACCATGCCCTTCGTCGTATGGATGACATCAATCACATTGTACTGAACAGTTCTGAGTTTAACAGGAAGGACCGGCTTGGTTTCAAAACTCTTGAGTTGACTAACGAAGATGCGTTGAAGAAAGGATTGGACAGTCTGATTGATGCAGTGCCGATGGACAACATCCCCAACCCTGGGAATAAATCTATCTACAACGTGTCCACAGGGAAGTACGAGACAGCACTTACCCCTGACAAGATTGAAGAACTGAGAAAGAAAGGGTATGTCTTTGCTGAACTAGAAGGATCGAGGGAGACTGATGTACTAGAGCCTTTGAACTTCATCATTGGTAAGGCACATGATTTACGTGTCAAGCCCCTCCGCACTGATCAGGTAGAATACAGGGCTGGTGGTCGTGTTGAATACCAGAACGAATACTTTGTGAAGCAGGGGCGTATCAGGAAGCGTAGTAATAACCCCATCCCCATTCTTCTTAAGTCTAAGACGTATGGTGTGGGGACGAAAGAGGAAGCTGCTGCATACGTCGAGGCCATGAACAGAGGACGTGAAGTTGCCCTCCGCAACAGGGGCGCTGATGGTAAGTTCCACTTCACCGAAGAAGCTGGTAAGCTGATGGATGAGGCCACAGGTGGACGGTTCAAGTCTATCCGTGTCTTTGTGGACCATGTTGGTGAGAAGAACCTGGAAATGCCTTTTGAAGTTGTAAAGGATGGGGAAGAACTTACCGCAGTCAGGGAAGCTGTATCTCTAGGCGCCAATACTCACCCTGCTGACATCGCCGAAATCAACTCTGTGCAGCGGATGATTGCCAGAGGTGGTGACCAGAAGAGCCATCGTGGGTTTGGTTTGACTGACTTCAACGGTGACCCTGCCCCTGTAATTAACCCCCTTGAATCTGCGTCTAAGTCTCTTGATCGGGCTATCGAACTGATGTCTCATGACACATGGCGTCAGCGTCAGGCTGAGAAGTTTGTAAGAACCTTTGGCCCTGTTTTGAAAGACTTGGATAAGAAGTCTCCGATGGGTCACTTCCTCAACCCTGAATACATCGACAATCCTAACGAAAAGCTGATACCCCTGGTCCAGAAAGCACAGAGGATGGAACAGCACTTCAAGGTGGTAATGAATACCCCGACTTCAAAGGAGAAGTTTATTAAAGAGAATATGATTCATCCTTTGGTTGATATCTTTGAATCTGTGTCAAAGAAGATCGGGAAGCCGATGAAGGTGGAGACGGTGAATAATCTTAAAGCCAAAGACCCTATTGGTTTTATCCGTTCCTTATCCTATAACGCCAATCTTGGTCTGTTCAACCTACGTCAACCCGCTATCCAGGCCCAGGCCACACTTCTGATGATGGCTGCATCACCCAAACACGGTGCCAGGGGGGCATGGCTGGGACTGCCGATGCGTCTGATGTTGGCCTCTGAGAACCCACAGACATTAGCCGCCATTGCCCGTGGTGCTGGTAAGGTGGTGGGTCTGAAAGGTGAACAGGTTATGGAACTACATGACATCCTCCAGAAGACAGGTACATGGAGACTGAAAGCTGGCGGTTTGGCTGAACAGGAATTGAAAGGGTTGTCTTCGGCTAACATATTCCAGAAGTTCCTTGATGCTGGTACTGTTCCCTTTATGGAAACTGAGCGGTACAACAAAGTCAGTGCAACTATGGCTGCTGCCTTGGAATGGAGAGAAGCCAACCCCACTGCCAAGGTTACTGAGGCAGTCATTGATGAGATCAGGACCAAGAGTGAGTTCTTCACTGCCAATATGAACCGTGTTGACAGGGCTGACTGGCAGAGGGGGATCGCCTCTATGCCTACACAGTTCTGGGGTTATCAGGCAAGGGCGTTGGAGATGATGCTCCCTGAGATGGCTGGTGGTTCACGACACTTTACAACTGGACAGAAATGGCGGATGAGGCTTACACAGTTGGCTTTGTATGGTGTAGGTGGTACAACCTCTCCTAGGTATGGACTCAGGTTTAGGGACTCTATCAATGAGATGTATAAAGAAACCTTTAAAGATGAGGAAGGTTTACCTGAGGTGATGTTGGATGGGATGGAGAAAGGTATGATTGAATCCTTCCTTGCCAACGCCCTTGGAATTGATGTTGCCTTCTCTCACAGGGCTGGCCTTGGTCTTACTGAAGGTGGTTGGGGTGAGGTTGCTACCAAGTTGGCCACCATGGATGTGGAAGAAATTCTGAAGATTGATGCAGCTGGTATGTCTACCTTGGCTAAGGCGTCGGAGGGTATGAAAAATATATTTAAACTACTCAATCCTTCATCTGAATACTTCGGTACCATTGAGCAATTGGAAGGTCTGAAGGCTGTAAGTAAAGATGCCCTTCGTCGTACAGTATCATCGTTTAACGGTATTGAGAGAGCTTATATTGCTGCCAGGTATGGGATGCATGTTGATAAACTGGGGAACACCACCGACAGAGCAGCTTCTATGTCTGAGGTTGTCCTTGGTATCCTTGGTCTTGACCCTTCGTTGGAACGAGATAAAAGAGCCTTGTCTGAGGCAGTTAAAGGTGGGGACAGTTACAGGGAAACCACCACCCGTATCTTGGCTAGAGAGTTAAACTTAGCTATGAAGAGTGGAGACTTTGATAATTTCCTACTGGCTAGGAAGTTTATGTTTTCCATCCTAGATGAAGAAGAAAGACGTAACATCAACCAAGCTGTACTGAACAAATCGAAAGACAAAACAACCAGCATCATGATGAGGTACATGGAGAAATTCAACGTACATCATGATCTGAATAGAGGACAAGAGTGATGGCTACCAGAGGAAAAGGCTTTACATCAACGGTCAGCGAACCTGATACAAGGTTTGCCCAGCCCACCAACGTATCGGTGAATACTGAGGTTAACACTGCCGCAGGAGACTTGATCGGTAACATTGGTACGTTGTTTGCTCAAGGGGCTACCTTGGCTAATGAGATTGGTCAGGATCACATCAGGTCTGAGGCTGTGACTAGTATTGAGGCAGAGATCACCAGTTCTGTTCAAGACCCTGAGTACTTCAACAAAGCCAGGAAAGAACTCAAACTTGCAGCCAGTATCCCCAACAGTTCTGTACGTGAGTTGAAGCTCCAATCTATCCGTAACAGCCTGTATCGTGATAACCCTGGTAAGACGGATAGGGCCACAATCGACAAAGCATTTAAGGATGTCACCGGACAGGTCAGCCCTACAGCTGCGATGGCGGCTAATGCTGACAGACTTGAGGCAGAGGCGAGGGCAACTAAACAGGCGGCGTGGACCCGTAAGGTCACCCAAGCCCGGGCTGCTGGTTTTGTCGGTGGTTCTGATACTGAAGCTGTGGCTGCATACGATATGGTGGGGGCTAACGGGGCCGTGATGACTGCTGCCAGTGCCAAGGGTAAAGCTGCCGGTAGTGGTAGTCTCTCAGGTTCCACATTCCGCACTACCCTTGTTGCTGATTTGAACAAGAGTAGGGAAGCCACAACCAAGTTTGGGACGGGTTTGCTACTTCCTATGTTGGAAGAGTTCGACACCGCAAGTATGGAACGTAAAGCAGAGTTGCGGGTGTTGATGGGGAACTATATCAACAATGCCAAAGCCAGATTGATCCAACAGTACGATCATGATGGGCAGGGGCCGGGGCTTACACAAGCTGAGTTGGACTATGCGATGGAACCAGCCTTGAGGTTGATCAACCAGCTTGGTTCAGTTATGGGGTTGGACGCCTCTGAATTAACAGAGGAGAAGGCGCTGGAAAAACTACAAGAAAACTCTGGCTTTGCCCGTAAAGCTATTGAGAACCAGTTAATGGTTGATGCTTTAAATGATGGCGCCATGCAAGAGGTCTTCCTCGCCAAACAACTGGGTGGAGATACCTTCGCCGGTACTTTGTTGGACAAGATTCCAAAGTTCAAAGAGCGTATTGATAAACACATTGCCACTGTAGGGATGGATGGGAAGGCAGTATTGAATGGCTCCTTATCCCATCTGGTTAGTGGTAATAAGAAGTTCACCCAAAATGAATTTCAAAGGCAGATGAACCAAAGTGTAGCGTTAAGTGTTATTAAAGGAGCAGCCCCAGCAGCTATTGAAGATCAGAAAATTATCAGCAATACAGTAGACATGATTATCAGTGGTGATGCCCACCTTAAGACTTCAGCCAACCAGACTGAGGTACTTGATGTGATGGGCGGGGGTAATGGTATCGAGTATATCAAACAACTACAGAAAGCTGATCCAGCTACCGCTGCAAAAGCTGTTGACTTCTACAACCAGACCTCTCATGAGGCAGTCAGTCAACGAATGCAAGAACTAGCACAGATTGCCAAGGACACAGGGGTACAGGTCACTACGAAAGATGGTATCTTCTCTGTCTCTGGTGACTCTTCCGAAGCAAAGGAAGCTGCACTACAAGCCAACGCTGCATTGGACAGGATGATGAAGTTCCAGCAGTTCACCCCTGACAAGAACAAAGGTGCTGTGAATGTACGTACAAATATCATCAACATGCAATGGCCCAGTATTCAAAAGAGTGTACCTGAGTCCAGCCCTCTTATTGAGATTGGTTTGAGTCCTGAAGAATACAAGAAGAGTAAGGCATGGATTAAGATCGGTAAGCCGGTGTTCATGATGACTGAGGAGGAGCGTAAGCAATTCCAAAAACAGGACAAGGCAGAAGAGAAACGCTCTATCCGTATCATTGGCCGCTCGAAAGAAGAGAAGTAACATGACTGAAATTGTTGACATCGACCAGACTTATGAATCCGTTAAGGTAGACCATCCTCTTCATGGTATGGTTGATGTTGAAGTACCTGTGGGTATGAGTGATAGTGAGGTTCTTACAGAACTGGATAACATGGACCTTGACTTGGTACTTGGTCTTGGTAACTTAGATGAGGACAAAGGAGTAACTAGCGTGGAGAAGATCAAGGCGTTTGAGAATAGCGTCAATGCTGGTCTTCGTGAAGGTAAATGGTTCCCTCATAATTCTTTGGAAGGGGGTACTCAGACTATTGCATATGGGCATAAGCTTACCGCTGATGAAGCTGAGTCAGGTTTCATAGATATCAAAGGAGAGCTTGTTGATTACCGTCTTGGCCTGACACAGGAACAGGCAGAGGCGGTGTTGAAGTCTGATACGTTGTGGGCTGAGACACATGCCATTGCCTCACTGAAGAAGGTAGGACTTGACACTGACGAATCTAAGGTTGAAGCTCTGACCAGCCTCATCTACAATGTGGGGTCTGGTGCATGGGGCGGTTCCAAAGCTAAGAAGTATCTTGAGGCTGGGCATATCGAAGACTTCATGCACGAAGCTTTCTCTGAAGAAGCTGGCTTCGTCAACATCAATGGTGAGAAGAGTCGTGGTCTGGCACGTCGGAGGGCAGCGGAAGCTTCGTTGTTTGCCTCTGCAAATATAGATGAGGGGAGTGGTTTCGGTGATATGATGGCCGAAGTCCTCAGTACAATCAATCCAATCAGCAGTGCAGCTGCTGCTGAGATCACTCCCCAACAAGCAGAACAGCAGATGGCTCTACAACAAGCCAATGAGACACTGGGTAAGCTGAGTGGTGTTGGCCCTGCTCCTCGTAAACCTGAGATTGAGAAGGCTGCGTCTAAGTTTAACATTACCCCTGCCGCCTTCACATCTTTTGGTGAGTCCCTCGTAAAAGGTGCTATGGAAAAGTGGTTGGGTATTGATGTGGACAACGTACAAAACACAGCCTTGAACCTTCAAGAAGGGGATATTGATGCCCTCAGAAAGATGTATATGCATATCGAGGCACAAGGTCGTACCTCTTTTAACAAAGAAGACTGGGCTAATCTCATTGGGGAGGACCTTGCTTCAACTGATGGCAAAGGGACTGGGTTGATGGGAAAGATTATGACTATCATGCAGGACCCAGTGGCTAACATGGCTATGACTATTGGGGCAGGGGAGATCAAAGAGGACGAGAACGGAGTCTACATTGAAGATGTGTATGACTTTAATGAGGGAAAGAAAGGGAAGAAGTATGAAGACATAGTCAAGAAGAAAGGCTTCTTTGGTGGTGTCTTCGACCTCTTCCAAGACTCTGAGTTGGATGGGTATACTAAACTACGTGTCCTTGGTTATCTTCTCCAGCCTGAAGGGGATAAGAAGTCGAAGATTTACCTTGAAGGTACTCGCTTAGACAGATTAAAGTCAACACTATCGAGTATAAAGGATGAAGAATAAGAAACAGGAGGATGTTGAGTTCTTCGTAAGAAATACCCAACCAAGCCGCCATATCGTACAGACCTTCTTCGCAGATGTTGAACACTAAATAAACAAGCTCCATATATTCCATGTCTGAATTAAACTCCCATATTGCAACGCTTGCTCTCAAGATGGCTACTCAAGCCCTTGATCTTATCTATAGTATAAAACAGTCTGAGAAGGCTGTCAAGGACGGCAGGGACGGTGTTGATGGTAAGGATGGGGTAGATGGCCTAGACGGCAAAGATGGCGCTGTAGGAGCCACTGGAGAGCCAGGAAGGGACGGTTTAAACGGAAGGGATGGTGTTGATGGTGAGATGGGTCCGATGCCAGACCATGAGATCAAAGGCAACAGCATCAGATTCCAGAAACCAGACGGCACATGGGGTAAATGGGTGGAATTGGGTGGACAATCGGGTGGTGGAGGAGGTGGTGATGTGATGCGTTATCAGATTAACACGTTCACATCGTCAACTGTCCAGCTTAAAGACAACCATAGCACAGTCTTGTGTGATGCATCGTCTAACCAGATGACAGTTACACTACCCAGGGCCGGATCGATGGTGGGCAGAGTTGTCACAGTTAAGAAGATTGATTCGTCTGCGAATACTGTCACCATTGACGGGTATAAATCAGAGACAATTGATGGAGACACAACAACCATCATCACAAAACAGTGGACATCTTTGCGTCTTCAGAGTGATGGAAACAACTGGGTGATTATGTAAGATGAGTTATATTCCTAATGGTGCGTCAGTAAATAGTGAAAATACCACAACTACCTTACTGACAAGTGGAAGTACCTTCACTGGTACATGGTCACGCTGCCTAGATGGCGCAACGGTCAGCCTCAAGACAGACCAGCCGGGTACGTTATACTTCGATTTCTCTAACGATGCCGTGAACTCTGACAGTACGTTCCCTGTGCAAGGCTTCCGGGTTGCGGCGGGTATCCACGAATACCACAATGCCAAGGTTAACGGTAGGTATGTGCGGGTGCGCTTCGTGAACGACGCAGATGGCGACCAGACTTATCTCCGTCTATACACCTACTTTGGCCCATATAGCAATGGCAACGCGCCACTGAATCAATCGGTTGGCGTGGACACTGATGCCATCATCGTGCGCCCCACAGACTTCCAGGATGAAGTGCGGCGAAATCTTCGCAGCGGTGTGCTGGGTTGGAACACGTTTGGCTATAGATTGGCGCTGGCCGATGGCACAGAGAGCATCATCTGGCCTGACAGTGCGACAGCGCCGACGATCCTCACCACGGCTTCCACCTTCGACATCGCCTATGATGGCACTGCTGGTGGGTCAACAGACGGAGCGGGTACGACAGGCGCGACCCAGTTGACATTCTACTATCTGGACTCTGACGGCAACCAAGCTGTCGCCGAACATAATCTAGGCACGGACGGCACAGATACCACTAGCTTCACTGGCTTTGGGATTAATCGTTGTTTAGTTAGCGCATCCGGTAGCCTCAACTACAACGCCAGTAACATCACTATTACGGCGACGACGAACGGCAGCTTTCAAGCCAGCATCCCGGCAGAGGGGTCCGTCACGCAGCAGTGCATTTTTCACACAGGATTCAGCCAGACGGCAGTGGTAGAGTTTCTGTATTTCAACATCATCTCGTCTAACAAGTCAAGAGACATCATCTTGAAAGGTTATGCCTTCAACAGGAACTTGGCAACCCGATACGAGATTTTCAGGGTGAACCTTGATACGTCGGTACAGGACCATAATACTATTAGAGACCCAATCAAGTTCCTTCTAACGTCAAGCGACGTGCTGTATTTCACGGCGAACGCATCTGGTGGGACTGGCACATGTGATGTCATCTGCCGGTTCAGCCTCAACGCTTACGATAACGTTTAAGAAGGGAAAGAAATAGAATGATACCAATATTAGGATCAATAGTTTCTGGCTTGTTCAGTGTAGGTAAACAGTACCTCTCTAACAAGGCTGAGAAAGCCCAGGCCAAGCACGAACGTGATGTGGCTGTAATTAAAGGGGATCAGGATTGGGACGCCATCCAGGCAGAGAACAGTGGTGACAGTTGGAAGGATGAGTACCTTACCATTGTCATCACTGCTCCGATTATTGTTATGTTTGTTGCTGCTGCCTTTGGTGATATGGAAGTTGTGTCTCGGCTTGAGTCTGCTTTTATTATTATCAAGACACGCATCCCAGAAGAGTACTGGACCCTTCTTTATGTCTGCTTCGCTGCTTCGTTCGGCATCAAAGGATTGGTCAGAGGTGCCAAGACCTTTATGGATGGAAGCAAGCAATGAAATGATTCAAGTCCTTTTTCTGCTGAGAAGTGGAGCCGTTAGTACTTCTACTGTTATCTGCTCATAAATCCCATTATCGTTCAGTAAAGTGCTTAATTCTCTCATTTCATTAGTTCCTTCCAACTTACAGGCCAAATTGTTTCACACTTTTCGGAGATTAACTCTGCTATTCTCCGCGTTTCTTGCTGAGAATGTGGGGGAGGTTGAGCTACGGGTTTATCGTCGGCGGGCAATTGTTTCATCGGGTTGATCCTCACTATCCTGACTGTTGAGTAACTCTTGTACCTTGTCCAAGGTAGCTACAAAATACGTATACTGTAGACCGTAAGACTCAGGGGTATGTGGGTAAGATGCTGCTCGTATATCATCTACCCAACCTATGACCCGATCTAGCACGTACTGAGCAGCTACCAGTTTTCTATTATCAACATCCATCAGGTTCGAAATCCTTACCAGGGACACCGTACCAACTGATCAACAGACAAAGGGCATCAAGCATTTCCTCCCCGCCAACTCCGGTGACTGCTTCGAACCCATCAGGGTCACAGCTGATATCAAAGATCAACTCTTGTAAGGTGGCGACGGTGAACTTATCCCCGATACCTTCATCCATAATCATCTCAAGTGCTTCTTCCAAGTGCGGATTCATTATTTGGTTCCTTTCAATAGGTCGTATTTAAGACGTTCAAGGTAGTTGGCAAAGTCAAGGGCTTCCTCAATGGCATGGTCAATCCATTCCACAGAGGTCAGGTCATCACGCATCATTGTGGTGCCATATTTCTTCATACCTTCAGCTGATCGTTCACTCAGTCGGCGGATATTGGCAGCAACGACAGGGTCAGGCTCATCATACGTACCCCATCGCTTACGAATCCATTCATCCTCTTCAGGCGACACAGAGATATCAGGTGAATGGAACGCATCTTCAATTGGGTGGTCATTCATTGCTTCCATCGCTTCCTTGCCGTACATCTTTCTTCTCCTTTTCTGTCTTGGGTTTGAATATGTGGTTCCAGTTGTCTCGGTAGGCTTGGGTTGTTTTCTTCTGCTGCTCTTGTTGGTAGGCAAACTCTCTTTCAATGTCAGGCATCTTCATCCCCCTCATATTCTTCAATGAAGTAAGGACTAAACTCTCCGAAAGAGTTCATATAATCTCTACCTAATTGGTCAAGAACTTCTTCAGCTTTCTCCTCCGTATCGTATGTGGCAACATGTTCATACACTTTCTTAAGGATAAAATACTTCATTATCCGCACTCCTTTTGTCCAGTCTCAGGGTCAATGAAACAGGCGGCACCGTCCTCATACACATCCTCTTCAGGCTCTACCTTGTTCAGGATACCGTAGCGTTTACCACTGGGACGGAAGGTGGTGACTCCTTTCAGCTTACCCTTCCATGCCTTGAGGTAGGTATCCTTGAACTCTTCGAAGGTGACATCATCACCCACGTTCAGGGTCTTTGATACGGCTGAGTCCACCCAAGGCTGCACTGCAATCTGCATGTTGAGGTGGTCATCAACAGACAACTGATCCGCAGTCTTATCCTTGAGGCCGTGGTAGTTCCATACGTAGTCCTTCAGAGGGACGATCACCTTACCTAGGTCTGTCTCCACAGTACGGTGTACCTCGTACGCAAACACCGGCTCAATGCCACTGCTGATGTTGTCAGCGGTGAAGGAGATGGTACCTGTAGGGGCAATGCTGATCAGGTGACTGTTACGCATACCCTGTTGTTTGATCTTGGCTTTGAGATCATCAGGAAACTTCTGCATGAACTCGTTATCAAGGTACTCTTCACTGAACAAAGGGAATGTACCCTTCTCAACAGCCAAGTCAGACGATGTCTCATATGCGGTGAGACACAAAGTCTTCATGATTTTACGTACAAGACGTAGTGAAGCATCATCACCATAAGAATGACCGCATAGAAGTATAGCGTTAGCAGTGCCGGTGATGCCCAATCCCATCCGACGTTTCTTCTGAGCCTCTTCACGCTGTTCTTTAAGAGGGTAGTTTGTCCTATCGATAACGTTGTCCATCGCACGTACAACATGAGGGATATCCTCTTTAAATAGGTCAAAGTTGAACCTCCCTTCAGGGTTTACATACTTAACTAGGTTGAACGAACCAAGGAGACAAGCACCGAAAGGCGGGAGGGGTTGCTCTCCACACGGGTTAGTTGCTTCAATGCGCTCCACATAGAATAGGGGATTGTCTTGATTGATCCTGTCGATGAACAGTACACCAGGCTCGGCCCAGTCCCAGGTGCTTCGCATGATCTCATCCCAAAGCGCACCAGCATCAATGGTACGGTAAACCCGTCCTTCGAATACCAGATCAAAGGTGGTTCCTTTCTCAACACACCTCATGAACTCGTCAGTAATGCCGATGGAGATGTTGAAGTTACGAAGGTCAGTCTCATTTCGTTTGGCACGGATGAACTCCTCAATGTCAGGGTGATCGACACGGAGGACACCCATCATTGCTCCTCGTCTATGACCCGCCGATACAATCGTTGCGCACCAAGCATCAAAGACTCGCATGAAGCTAACAGGGCCAGAAGCGGAAGAGTCGAGACTGACAATCCGATCACCACGAGGACGTAGACGAGAGAAGTCATAACCAATCCCACCCCCTCGCCGCATTGTCTCAGCCGCTTGTGCAGTCCTCTTGTAGAGACTCTCCATCGAGTCTTCAATAGTTCCCGAAACGAAACAGTTGTAGGCTGTAACATCTCTAGGGGAACCCATTGCAGATTGCACTCGCCCGGCTGGCATAAATCGTTGCTCTCCAAGAATGCTTCTAAGTTTTTGTCGGTGACCTTCACTGTCGGAAAGTGCCGCTGCATTACGGGCGATCCCTTCTTCATATGACTCATTTGGTAACCTGTATTTCGTAGCATGTAGGTCTGCACACTCCTTTACTTGTGGTCCGATCATCTTTATTTAACCTCCGTATACTGTTCATCTTTGAACTTAAGTGTAGGTTGTTTCCCTTCCGTAAGTTTATATGCTGCGACTAATGCGGAGCATATCCCGTTTATTTGCTGCATAATCTGCGGTGAATTTTCTGTCTCCCCTCCATTGAGTAGACTCCATAAGGCAAGGAATCTACCGGTTGCATCTTGGATATGTTGCCGGACTTCACTGGGATTGTAGTGTTGTCCATCATCTTCCTGTATCTTTTGTAACAGCATATCCGCATTTGTTTTGGCAAGTAGATCATTCCTGATCCACCTTCTATTGTCTTTGATAATCTCGATGGGGAGTTCAGTGTACTCTTCTTCAAACTCAACCATCAGATAAATAGGTCCTCTAATTTAGCTTCAACATAGTTAGGTCCTTTCATAACCTTACCTTCTTTATCTCTGATGGGGTTACCATCATCATCTAGCTTCGACATGTTGCTTTCATGCACTCGGTTAAAGACTACATTAAATTCAGGGGAGAGTTCTTTGAATGTTACAATGGTTCCGCTGAGTACGTACTGTAAATCAGCAAGCTCCTTCATCAAGTGTGCCCATTGAGCTTTGGTACCAGGTTTGGAACGCTCATGCTCCATCTCCAACACCTCCATGGCCTTGACAACTTCCATTGCCTCTTCCGTAATCAACCGTGCACGTAGCTTCAGTTGGGTTACAGTGGATGTGATGTCAATCGGCAACCCCATCGCCTTATGAAACTCTGCAACCTTTTGCTCCTTAGTGTAGTGCTTCATCTCTTATCCTTTTGTAGTCATCAGGTTCAAGAGAGTAGAAGATCAACTCAATAGCCCTGTTAATCTGATTCTCTGAGTTGAGGCTGAGTTCTTCGTAATCCCTCATTCGGATTAACTTGGTCACCATCTCAAGTCTATTGATAAGAGGATCAGGGTTAAATAGAATCTCCTCCATCTCTGGCTTGTCTCTTCCTAGTAGCTTTTGAAACATCTTGTTGTCCTCGTTTCTTGTTAGGGATGATCTTATGTTGATACAGTGGTGACTCAAGTTCATGAGCCGCCACGTTTCTTGGTTTAATACTCTTCCTCCTCTTCTTCTTCATAGTCTAATCCCATCTCCCTAAGGACAAGGTCAAACAATTGGTAGTTCTCTATGATGTGTACCTCAAGTGTAGCATAAAGTTCTTCAGCTGTCAACCCAAGGGTATCCACAATTTCAGCAGAGGTGTACCTGTCACATACTGCATGTCTAAACTCAACCCAATCAATCATCACTATACTCTTCCATCAAAGAGGACAGACGAAAGAACGTGGGATCAAAGTCACCTTCTTTGACGTTACGTTTATGTACAATACCACGCCAATGTTGGTTACCCTGTGCCTTCTTAAATTCCTCAAGGTCAAGGTACGACGAACCACAGGTGATAGACCACATCATCCCTTGCTTGTCACCCCATGTTGTGTAAACATCAAGGCAGGGCCGGTGTCCTTGGGTGACCGACACCTTGGTCTGTTCGATGCTGGCTTTGGAACTAGACTTGGCGTACTTGGAGTTCCTGTTCTGTACGTAGTGGACGTACTCTACCCCATCAAGAATGACAGGAGTGAGGAAATCATGAGTAGTAAAACCAAACTCAGTGAGACGAAGGTTATGGTAACCAAGCGTTCCTTCCAAGATTGGGTTGGCATTGACATGACGCATGATCCTTTCCTCATGGTTACCAATGGTGAAGTGCATCTCAGGTTGGTACTGTTTCTTCTTCATCAGTTTCATATGTTCATTGTGGAAGTGAACAGGACGTAGCATCTTGGCCATGGCTTTGATACCGGCTTTGATATCATCCTGATACCGTGCACCTTCAGCGTTCTTGGTCCCTCTGTCATATGAAGATAGTGAGTGCATGTCCCACCAGTCACCAATGACAATGATCTTCTCCGGTTGATGACGGACGATGTAGTTACCTATGGCTGGCAGATGAGAGAGGTCAGAGTCGGGCTTCACTTGCATGTCGAAGATGACAAGATGATCAGTCATCACCACTCCTTTGGAATCCATTTGATTCCTGCGATTTGTGCATTGTAGTAGACACGTTCGTCTCCTTTTCGTTTGGTTAAGACGTCTCGTTTGTGTTGGAGGTTTGCTTCCCCATACACCAAGCCGCCTCGTGTCTTGTAGTTCTTCAGGATACGGAACTCAAACTTGTCAGCCCCGTACTTCTTGATGTCCTCAGCCACATGCTTGGAGGAAGACTGGTAGAACTCCCACTTCGATGGGCCAGCAATCTTGCGTCGGCTCCAACGGTGGTATTGTTTCTTACCCACGTACTTCTTTCCGTTAACCAAGCATGTGATCTCGTACACAAACCCGAAGTACTTCTTAGGGTCAGGCTTACGACCAACCCAGTGGTGTTCAGGTTGTTTCCGGGACATCAGGTTCCCTTTCAACATGGGTCAGAAAACGAGGACCGTTGGAATAGATGAACGTGCGCAATCCCTGCCCATCGTTGCTGTCTTTCCAACACTCGTCCTTGAATGCACAGTATGCACACCGTGTACCCAGCTTCATGTTCCCACTTTTACCATCAGGGATGGCGTCGAAGGAACGTTCAGGTTGAGGACCAGTGACCATCCCCTTGACGAAGTCAATACGTTGATCAGCATTGTGATCCATGTCAATCTCGTCAGGTTCATAGAGACACATGGCCCCACTCTCTTTGTTGAAGGCAAGGAAGGCGGCACGGTCCCACCCTCCTGCCTGTTTGTACGAGGACAGCTGCCCCATGTAGCCGAAAAGATCGTCTTCAGGGAGTGTACCATCCTTGAATTTATTAAAGCCGAACTTGGATGTAGACTTGACATCAATCAACACACCATCAATCTCAGCATCGATGTGCCCTTTGACTCCATTCAGTTCCACTTCCTTCTGCTCATGCTTCACATCATGTCCTGCTGCATTGGCAAGGAAGAGAACCAGAGCCTCGACGATATCCCCGTACAGAAACTTGATCCGTGTCTCAGGACGGAGTTCCTCTGAAGGAGTGTCGTTACACTCATGCCACAGCTGACAGTCAGGCTTACCGACATTGGACATACGGAGGGTGCCACTGCGCTGTCGTTCAGACTTGGTCAGTTGGCGACGGACACCGTATTCAATGTCAGACAGAAGTTGATGGATGGCAGCTTCATCTACTTGGTCAACACCTTCATCCACCATCTTCATGATGTCAGGTACAAGGGTATCAATCGAGGTCATACTTTATCCTTTCAAAGAGATGGAGCCGGGGACCAGATTCGAACTGGCGACCTGATGCTTACAAGGCAACTGCTCTACCAACTGAGCTACCCCGGCCCCTGTGTAGTTTTAGTCGTCCGAGTACAGATCAGACAAGTCGTCGTTCAACTCATCCGTCTGGTGGGACTGCCCCGGCGCAGGGGTGGAGTCTTCAAAGTCAGGATCAACAACACCCGTGTACTCCACAAGATCAGTCACTTGGATAACCTTGGCAGACAGGGACGAACCAGACTTACCCTTGAACTGCCAATCGTACGAGTTGACTTTGATACGGGCCTTGGTGCCGTTACCAATCTTGTCAACAGGAACAACACTGACACCGTTCTTGAACAGAACCTTGAACGGGTAGTTAGACTTAGCCGTGATGAACTGCTCCCGATCAGGCTTATCTTCGTCCTTAGGCTGATCAGTACGGACAGTCAGACCAAGACTTTGGATAGCCTTGATGGCATTCTTGTCCAACTGACCAAGGTCAACCTGGTACTTACCAGACATATCGTTGACCTTACCAAGGAAGGGCCAGTACAGGGTAGCTTCAATGACGACATCTTCGTGTTTGTTGCTCATGATTATCTATCTCCTATGTTCATGAGTTACTGTGTATGTATATTGTAGCAAGCTGTGATGTGCTTGTCAAGCGGGTCAGTGTGTCTCTGCCCAATTATTTCCGATACGGTACTCACCATCCATTGGACAGTTAAGATTAAAATACTCACCAGCTTTGATGATGGAGTCAACTACAATCTTTCCTACTTCATCAGCATGTTCCTTTCGTACATCAATTTGAAATTCATCATGGACGACAGCCACCATCTGTGCATCTAGGTTTCTCTTTCGAACCTCAAGATGCCAATCGATCATGGCCTTCTTCATGATGCATGACTCAGCCCCCTGTAGGTAACAGCTGAGTGCATAGTGTGCGGACTTGATTTCTATGTGTCGTCCGTCGATGCCAACCAGTCTTCCAGTTCTAGCTGTTTTGGTTGCTTCTTCTTTGAGATCAGCAAGAGCGGGGAGAGACTCAAGAAATGTCTGCTTGACCCTACGTCCGAATGAACTATCACCTCCACAGATGAGACCCACTTTCTCATCTCCTGCTCCGAGTAACCAAGCGTAAATAAAAGTCTTTGCAGTAGATCGTGCTGACCATTGCCCGTGTTCTTCATCCCATTCTCCTTTGTCAATTCCCATAGCTTCAAGGTTCTTTGTGTGTATGTCACCGTCAACTACTTCCTTTGTGTAGTCTGGATCGTTCATGTAGTGGGCAAGAACACGTAGTTGAATGCCACTAGCGTCAACACCAAGAAGGCAACGATTATCAGTGTCGGCAACAGTAAAGCAAGAGCGACATTCCGTTCCATAGGGAGAGTCGCTTCCCGGAATGTTAGCCATATTAGGACTGTTATGAGACATACGATGAGTGACAGCACCAATAGAAAAGGTGGTACCGTGTACTCTGTTATCACTTCCAAGTGCATCTAACCACCCTTCCACTTCGTTCCGCCTAGCCACATACATAGCGTAATCAGCCAACTTAGACAACCCTGACGGGGCATGAGGAGGTAGTGTCTGTAGATTTTCCTCACACACTTGCCACATATACTGTTGTCTCTGATCAAACTCATCTTGATTAATCTCCCCAGACCTCAGCTTGTCATTAAGTTTACGATACCCTTTGGTCCTGACTGTTGGTTTCCAATAGGGGTTAAGACGTTTAACCTTCTGCTTTGGGCTGTTCAAGTCGAACTCTTCCCACTCCACATAACTGAATGGACCGGAACAATTCTCCCATCCATCCCCCAAAGGTTTCTTCAACCCCACAACAGACAAGGAACCATCAGCTTTATACTTTGGTTCTCTGACATCAATGAACGTAGGTACAGGTGGCATCTCAGCCAGTATCTCAAGCTCAAGTCTGGCGGCACGGTTACCGAATAGGGCGAAAAGTTTATGTGCCTTCTTTACATCAAGAGCAAAGCCACGTTCCTTCTGTTCGTCAAGGAGGTACTGAACAGCATGTTCAATCGCCTCTGCTTTTGCGCTCCCGTACTTTCCGCCCTCGGACTTTAGGTAACAGGCTACCTTATAGTTCAACTCCACATCATTGATACAGTACTCAAGCATCTCTGGTGTGTACTCAGAGAAGTCTTTGAATGGGAGCTTGGGATGTTTAAGTATCTCACCCCAGTTATTCAGGGAGTGTCCTCCTTGTCTACTGTAAGCCTGTAACCGTGACACAACAAGAGTGTCAGTGATCCTGTTACCTTTGATCCTGATGTTGAGTATTTTCTTAAGTACTCTGGCGTCATAACTGAGAAAGTTATGGCCGATCCAATGATGTACCTCATCAGCGAAAGCATGAAAGTCTTCTACATTAGGATGATCATCGTCAGGATCAGATGTAAAAGTATAAACAGTTCCATCTTCATAGTCCTTTGCAACTATACACCATATCTTAGATACATGAGGTAGTAACCCATCCGCTTCGATGTCACATACCACTGTTCTCATACTTGATGATCCCTTCTCCTAATCATCTAACTCCAACTCTTCAGGCTTAAGGAAACGGTTAACGAAGTCTTCGATACCTCTGGAACAATAGTGTTTCCTTAGTTTGTTTGGCAGAGGAGACCACCGTCCTGTACTCCAACGATAGTCATACCTTTTCCACTTCTTCTGTGGGTGGTATATGATTAACATTCTGGCAGTGTCACGTCTTTCATAGTAGATACCTCTGCTGTCTAAATAAGTAAGTACCTTTTGTAACTCTTCATCTGTATAAAAGTAAGGCATTATTCATCTTCTCCAATCAATTCATTGAGGCGTCCGGTGAACTCATCATAGAGGACACGGCTGGTCGGCCCAGTCTTACCACTGAACCTGTTCTTCAACACACGGATGAGAGTTGTGTTCCGTTCAGTCGGATCGTCTGCTTGCCCGTTACGTTCCAGTCCAAGGACGATGTTTGACAACTGACCAATTCCTGCTGTTCCTCGTAGATCAGACAGACTAGTGGTGCCACCTTCTTCATGAGGCTTGGTTGCTTGTCGCTTGGAGTGACATACTGCGAGTAGGCATATATCAAGCTCCACTGCGATTGCTTTAAGCTTGTGTGCAATCTCATCCAACATCTTCCTTTCATCACCAGGGTTATCTGACACCATGAAACTGATGTGATCAAGGATGACCATACGACAGTCCATACCCTTGGCCAGGTACTTGATCTTGTCAGTGATATAGGTGACATCATTATCACGCCACTTATCATTGAGGGTATGGAGACGGTCAGTACCCCATGTGTTCTCGTATGCCTGGCGTAGCTCATCCTCGGTATAGTGTGTGTCAGGAAGATGGAATGGTTTGTTACCCTCCACACTGGCGATACCCATGGCAGTTTCCCATGCTGTTTCTTCAAGGTAGATAGTACCAATGTTTTCTTCGGTAGTCTTCAAAGCATGGTGGGTGATCTCCCTGAGGAACTGTGTCTTGCCCATACCTGAACCGGCAGTGATGACCACCATCTCAGATGGACGTAGACCATACGTCAGCTTGTTGACACCATCCCATGGGTATTGGAACAAAGCATCACGACGAGGCTGCTTGGCAATCTCCCACATAGTATCAAAGCCAGACAGAATATCATCAGGCTTGAAGCGTTCAGCACTCCACCATGCACTGGTATACTCCTGTTCCTTACTCTCTTGGAGATACCAGTTGATATCCTTACCCTCTTTAAGTTTGACAATCTTAACCTTCTTAGGGAAAAGACTGGCGACTTGATGTGCTGCTTTCTGTCCAGCCTCATCATTATCAAAGGCAATGATAATGTTTTCAAAGCTATCCAGATACTCAAAGGATTTCTTACAGTTCTTGTATGCCTCTGAGCTAGACTTCACACCGACACATGGGAACTTGGAGCCAGTCATTTGGAAGGCGGAAAGGGTATCGATCTCACCTTCACACAGGGTGATGTACTTGCCACCACTGGTGAACTTGGACTGACCAAACAAAAGACCAGCTTTGGTATCACCATACTGGGGAAACTGTTTAGTCTTGACCACACGTTTCTTGTATGAGGTCAGGTCACCATCTTTGTCATGATATGGGTACCAGTGTTCAGTCACCTGTCCGTGTTCAAGTGTGACCCTGACCCCGTAGTGTCGGCAGCTATCAGCCGTAACACCACGGTCAAGCAAGGGACCAACAACAGTACTGTCATTAATGTCAACCAATTCATTACTCATACTCATCCTTTCATCATGTTCATTTTCACTCATCGTACGTTTTGTATTCCCATGAGTATAACGCTCACAGGAGTAGCAATACGTATGATCATCAGACCATAAAGAGTTCGCATCACTACTCCCGCAAGCATCACATGGGATGTGTTTGACAAACTTAGAGTTCGTCTCCTTCATCCTTATATTCTCCTTCCATTCCCCAGTCATCATCCACGTACGCAGCATCACGACACTTTGAACATGGTTCGTACTCCCCAGTCCTTTTATCTACTTGAATCTCAGTTGGACTGAGGATTACATCACAGATATAGCATCTCATTCATAGTCCTCCTCGTTCAAAAACGTGTTGTCAACTTCACCATCTTCGTACCCATCATACCAGTCCTGGTACGCCTCAGACTGACGAGGGTACGGGTTCTGCTCTACGCTGCCTTCGAACCCAGCATCATACCCTTTCTCGTAAGGAGATTGCCAGACACTGGACTCAGACAGCGTGTCCTTCTCACCGTCATGGTGTTCACCAATCACCGTGTACTTGCAGCACCGTCCCTTGGAATTGTTGTAGTCCACAGGGATAGACACCACATCAGCAGGGTTGATCTTGATGATCATGGTGTGACCACTGTGACCCCACATCCCATTCAGGTATTCAATGGAACAGAAGTGCAGACCAGCAGAACAAGTCTGGTTGGGGTCATCCATCACCTGATTACGAGGCATCTGACAGGTGGAGCCGACGCTGTTGTCAAACTTGCCACTGTACTTATCCTTGTAATCCTCGTTCACATTCTTGTAAGCAAGGAAGTACCCATCGTCAGTGATGGGGAGATTGTTACACTCAAGGAACCGATACAGTTCACTGACTGCCCGACTGGACGGGTTCATCATCAGGTTCTCAAGGAACTTGACCATGGGATTGACATCGAAACCATCACGTACCATGGACATGATGCGACGGGCCAACGAGTTGTCCAGTTGACTGCCGTTATGGTAGACGACACCACCCTGAACGTAGACCTGACCTTGACCAAAGTCGTTGATGGTTTGGGCAGCGTCGGCAACCTTCACCGCCTCTTCATAGTCGCCGGCTTTGAGGTAATCAATTACCCGTTGGTAACTGACATGGTCTTGGGGTACGACAAGGGTCTGACCATCGGTGATGATGGTGACTTGACTTGAGGTGACGAGGTAATTGTTAATCATAGTTTTACTCCTTGTTCTATGATATACGATTTCATCTTGATGTACTCTGCTGTATGTTCACAGTTGGTATTTCTGTAGTTGCCTTGCAGCAGAGGATAGTCCCTTTCAAAGTTATCTCTAATGATATCTTTGATCTTACTAACTAACTGATCTTTACGATGATCAACTAGTTCATATTTAATGAAGGATGTAATCTCCTTATTCCTGTTTAGAAGATCAATGTAATCACTACATTGTTTATAATAACCTTGTTTCACATCGATGTCAAGAGGTATGTCTTCCTGTGTTAGGAAAGATTCTACTGTCTGTGCAGTGGCCAGCTTGGCTTTGAGAGATGGAGTTGCTCTCTTTGAGATGATATCCCTACACATTTGATCAGCTTCCTTCACTGACATATAGTTCGGGTGGTCCTTTAACCTGTTCTTCACATTGGCAGGACAACCATAGATAACTGTGTCTTGTGGGATCAGACCACATGCCTTCATCCTATTCACTGTACTCCAGACACGTTCATTATTCCAACCCCACTCATCCATCACAGGATCATTTGCTTTGAGGTCTACATAAATCCCTGTGTTATTATCCAGTTCAAGATCACCAGGATAATCCTTCCACCAATCCCGACTAATCCCTTGCCAACGATAGTTACGCTTCATAACTTTGACCTTGGCCAACTTCTTACGCTGTGCTTTGGGTACTGAG